TAAATATGATAAAATCTTTACATATTCTTCTAATACTTTATCAGTTTTGGCATTTTCTTTAACATTTTCTGGATAAATATACCAGTCATATCTATAAAGGAACGCGAAATAATTACAAACTGTCTAATAAATACCACTAGCATTATAAAAAAAATCTGAAATAATTTTCATCTTTTTATAATCCTTTTTGATAATAGTTGCTAATATTTCTCTTTTATTACAAAAAGGTAATTTAGCTTCTCTTAATGTGCCTAAATCTAATAAAGCATCTTCTAATACTTTTACTCCAACTTTTATTTTCCCATAATCGGTAATATTCTCATTATTATCTCCTGTAGGAAAACCAAAATCAAATAAATCAAAGCCTTTATTATGGATAGCTTCTTGTCTCTCAATTTCCAAAATACTATCCTCCTTTAATAGCCAGCTTTGTGCATTATATAATCATAAGTAATTAAATTTTCTTCAGTATAAGGAATTTCAATTAATTTTAAATCATGTAATGCACAAAATCTACGCTTTTTATTATCATTATATTTTTGCTGATAAAATCCTTTTTTCCCACCAAATTTCGCAGTAGGTTCATAATGCTATTTCCCTTGATATTCAATAATAAAATCAATTTTTCCATCATCATCAAATATCACGAAATCAAATCTAAGTGGACGGCCATTATCACTTCGGAGTTCTGGAAAAATATATTCTTCTTCAAAATTTAATCCAGCTTCATCTAAAATTTCTTCAATCTTTATTTCACCTCTACTAGATCTCATTTTCCTTTCCTCCTTTAACTTATAAACATCATATCAGTAACTTTAAATTTCTTCTTTTTCTTTTTGCTATCTTCTTCAATTTTTATATAATACAAACCATATTCTGCCGCAGAGAATTTATCTTTTTTAATTCCTTTATTAGCCTATTTTAAAATGATATTAACTCCTTCATTCTCTTCTCTAAGGTTCATCATTTCCTCTTTAAGAATGGAAGTTAAAGTAAATGGTTTTAAATATTCTGCCCTCTTTTCAGGGGTCATTTTCTATCCAGCTTTTGTATTTAATAATTTAGCTTTAGCTACTCTTTCATCAATTAATAATTTAATTTTTCCAGCATTTAGCATTGTCTAAAAATTAGCATGAGCTTCAGTATTTTCTGGAGCATGAGCTTTCATTAAATACATAGCTTCTTCTTCTGTTTCGTTAGTATGAAATTTTTTATATTCATCAACAGCATCAGCCTAAGTTCCACCATAGACTCCGAAATCAGGAAAATCTTCTTGCGTTTCGTTATCATGCTATGGTTTAACCATATAATCAACAAGACCCATACCAATACCATTAGCATCAATAACAATTCTACGAGCTTTATATTTATAATAAAGTCTTTTGACTTTAATCGCCTAATCCTCCATATGGGTGTCCGCCATTGTATAAATATTTACTAATGATTTAATTGATGGTCCCATTGACTATGGAGTTACTTTCCAAACACAAACAACACTGTCGCATCCTTTTCTACCAACATCCATAGAAAGGATATAATAACTTTTTGTTGATGAACGTCCAGATGCTTCATATTCCGGTTGATTTAATATTCTATGTTTATCAAAAGTTTCTCCATTAAAGAAAGCATTTTCTGCTGTACCGCTCCATTTACTTTCATATTCACGGTCAAATGAAGCTTCATTATAAGTACCATCTCGTTGTAGATCTTGTAAGAATGTTCTATCTAACAATTTCATTAATACTGGAATACGCCAAGTACCGCCCATAATAAATGCTTTTTCTGGTTCGGTTATCATCCAAACCAATAACTGAATTAATTTATCATATGCGAAAGTACCTTTCCATCCAGCAGTAGTTACATATATCTAACTCTTATTTAATGTTTCTTCTGGATATGACTATCCATCCATCGCCAATCTTGAAACGTTCATTGTAGGAATAATAACTTCTGAAAGAATTTGTCCATCAACGCCAACACATTCTTCTATTAATCCACCATGACGACGTTTACCACGAGATTTTTCTGTCGCTGCTATATTATCAAAATAAGAGCCATTTTTAAACATAAAAATACAATAATCTTTACTAATTCTTGTTTTACCAGGTCTATGGTCTAATTCTTTATCTAAAGCTGGAATTAATCTACAAAGTTCATCTACTTTTTCTTTAATAATGCCAGCGGCCTATTCTTTACCACCAGAAGTAACAAATAATTTTGCTCTTGGATAAAGAATACAACGAATCATTAAAACTAATACAGAAAGAAATGATTTTGAATAAGCACGCGGGAATACCATATAAACATATTTATATCGCATGGCCGCACGTAAAAATACTCTTTGATAAAAGAAAAAATGTAATCCATCTTCTGGAATCGTGCCATCTAATCCAGTCTATAAAAAATCAACAAACATATCAGGATATTCACGCCAATAACTTACATACTATCTAATATAAGGTTTTAATGGCGTAATACGTTCTTCTGATATACCAATTTTTCTATTATTAGATGACGATAAATCTAATAAATCTTGTAATACCATTTTAGATTAAAATTTCATCATCGTCAAGTAATGACGCTATATATTCTTCATCATCAATAGCTTCATCATCGACAAGTTCTTTCAATTGCTAAAAGTCTTCATCATTTAAGAAGGCTTTTTCATCTTCATCAAAGAGTTCAGCTTCAAATGCGTCATCATCACCAGCGGCATCAGCATCACGCATTGCTTCTTTTTCTTTATCTAATTGAATTTGCTTGACCGCACCTTCAATTAAATTACCAAGATTCATTTCTTCTGTTATTAATGTTCTAGTGTATTTCTATAAATCCTATAAAGTTCTATCTACTTTGTCTTGAGGACCATCTGTATAATAGCGAGGGAAGAAGCCATCTCGCTCACACATGGCTATTAATTCACTGATAGAATCAACTGCATTACCACTATCGGTTTTATTTTGAGCAGCAGTAAATTTACCACTTTTCATTAACATATCATACATTTTACTAGCTTTTTGAGCACCATCAATATCACCCATATCTAATAACTAATTTGTTTTTAGAGATGTTTTACAAATCATTTTTAATGTATCAATATGCCCTGCTGATTGAATATCATATGAATCCATCATTTGTCTATATAACGTTTCTAAATATACCCATTCTTCTGGTTTATATGTTTTTCCCCATTTTAAACGATACTTTAATTTTTCTTCATCAGTTAATGTATCATCAATTAAAGTATCGCTATCAACTTCATAAGCGTATTCAGTTTCGTCATTGCTAGAATACATATGGTCAGGTTCTTTTAATTCTTCTGTTGGAACTTCAAAACTTGCTTCTTGAATAGCCTTTGCTATTTCCTAAGCATCATAGCCTTGACGTTTCATACTTTCTTCTATTTTATAATTTTCTTGTTCTTGCAAAAATGCAGTGTCTTTCCATCTCCATTTTTTATATTGGTTTAGCTTCATTTTACCAATATAACGACCAATAATTGTCATTCCTGTAACAGATTCTTTATCTTTCCCATATGACATTAATAATTTATTCCATTCTTTTGGTACATATGGAACATCACACTCTTGCAAGATCCATAAAAAAGTATCTGAATTCCAATTATCTACATGCATTGTTAAACATTCTTTGCATATATTTAATCGTCCTTCTGGATATTTTTCTAAATTATTTGAAGTGTAAAAGTTGTCTTCGTTTTTAGTACGACAACATTTTTCACAATATAATTGTTTCTTAGATCTAGCCATTTTCCGACCTCCTTTTATATTTATTATAAAAGGCTGATATAATTTTTCTTTTTCTGACCTAAAAAATAAAAATAAAAAACTCCTTTTTCTCTTAACCTAATCTGCCCAAGCGCATCTCTCGCCCAAACAGCATATTTTTCTTTTAAGTCATTTAACGATTTTTGCCCAAGCTCATTTTTTCTTATTTCGGCAGCATTTACAGATGGAGTAAAAGCCATCTTTACTGGTCTTATTTTTACTAAAATATTTATTATGCGCCAATTTGACTTGACCGCATCTACTGCATCGTTTAAATTTTCCTGGCTTCACTTGAGTATAATACCAATTTAAATATTCATCCTCAGCAGCGGATGCTATTAATGTTGGAATTTTACGACGCCATAAACTGGAAATATATTCAACGCTATGTTTTATACCAAATTCTTGTTGGAGAGCTGTTTGTATGTCTATATTTTGCATTCCATCAATTTTATATTCGACAAGTCGTTTATATAATGGATAAGCTTCTAATGCTTTGTCGCATATCTATTCAAAATCATAAATTAAATACCACATATCGTTTTCAAAATAACCCCAGCTATCTTCTTTTAATTTTGAATAATTACATAAAATACCAGAACAAACAGCTGGGTCAATTAAAGTAATTCCTTTAGAAATTAAATTATCATTATCATCAATTTCTATATCTCCTTCTAATGGAAGAACATTTTTTGAATGAGTAATTTTTGTAAGAGTAATTGGTCTACGATACGCGTTTTTAATTATATATTGATCTTTGCGCAATTCAATTAAAGTAGATTTAATAATATAAGCCTATCTACCTTCTGCTGTTTTTAATTTAGTTTCCCAAATATTTATGGCTTCTTTTAATTGTTGTAAAGGTTGTATTTCTTCTACGTCTTTTTTTGTTATTGTTATTTTTGGCTAAAATATAATATTTTTATTTTCTGTTATTAAATTATAAATTCCATCTTCGCCATTTTCAAATTGGGACACAAGCCCTTCAAAAGAGGTTTCTCGTTTATTTACAGTAGTCATGCGGTTGTCAGTTAAAATTTTTCGTTCTTTACGCTCTTGTTTTTCCATACATAAAATTAGATAATCAGCCATAATTTCCAAGTATTTTTCTCCTGGGTCTGGATTTTCTTGTAAAATTTGTTTGATTAATTCATTTCTATCTTCTGGACTGTCAAGCGTATAGTCTAATTTAATCAAACTATCAACCTCCACTTAACGATTTCTCTATCATAGATTATACTAAAAAATTTTTTGTTTGACAAATTTTTAAAAAAATTATATAATATTATTAGAAAAAAAATATAAAAAAAAAGAGGTTTTAAAAAATGAAATTAATAAAAGAAAATACTACTCGTAAAGTTGATACACTTGGTAGGGTTAGTATTCCGAAGGGAATGCGAGATAGACTTAATATTAAAGATGGCGAAGAAATGGATTTTTATTTGCTAGAAGATGACTATGGGAATCAATATGTCGCATTAGCAAAACAAATTGAAGATAATAATAAATATATCGTCGCCGCCAATGTTTTAAGAGAGCTTAGTTTAGAAGTACCAGAAAAATTAGAGGAATTAATTTGATTTATACTAGTTATTTTAGTAATTATAGAAATTTTCCTCAAAATTTTACTCCTATTGGAATAACTCGTTATCCTCCTAAAAATTGGAAAGGAATTAATTTAGATATATTAGCTCCAAGTGAAGAGTTGTTAAAAAGATATAAGAATAAAGAAATAGATGAATATATATTCAAAAAAAGATATTTTAAAGAATTATCCGATAAAAATTTGACGCCAGCAGACGTGCGGCAACAGCTTGAGGAACTTGGGAATATTATTCTATGTTGTTATGAGAGGCCAGATGATTTTTGTCATCGACATCTTTTGGCTGAATGGCTTGGTGAGGGATACGAGCTACCGTAAAACCGAAATGAAAAATCGTTTAGAAAGTTTTTAGGTCAGACCAAATAATTTTGCGTATTAAAAAATTTTTTTGTCCCGAAACGATAGCCCCCCCATTTTCATTTTCAGTAAATACCTACAAAAAGTATTGAGGACTTTTCTTTTGAAAATTGCGATAGTAATGAACAAGTACCCCCTTATTTGCTCGCCCCGCTGACAGCCAAAGCGGGGCGAGTTTCGCTTTGTAACAACTCTGTAAATTTTTCCGCCAAAATGTTACAAAAATGTAACAGACCGTTGCATCCTGCAACCAAGAGCATCAAACATACATTTAATTAACTTTTATTACAAAATGGTTACAATAAATGACTCTATTGTAACCAAAAGCACCAAACCCATGTTTGACCATTTTAATTTACAAAATGGTAACAAAATAAAATTAAAAAATACATTCTTTAACACGCTAAATCGCAAAAGGAAGTTAAATACTAAATCAACATTATTCTTTAACACATTAAAGTAATAAAAAGTCCAAGAGAGATAGTAATAACAATGTATCATCAAATAATTGCGCGATAGGTGAAGTAGATAAGCAACACCACGAAGCGAGGCAGAGGCATTCGTCAAGCCTATAGGTTAGCACAACACACAAAGCTATGAACAAACAATAAGACAAAAGAGTAGATAAACAATAAACTAAATACAATAGTAATAGTAATACATTAGTATAATGATAGTATTACTATTACTATTGTAATAATTACAAAAGAAAAACATTGACAAACTGCACCACTTGTGGTATAATAGAAGTGGTGCCTTGCGATAAGGTGAGCGACGACCTTTGTTAAAAAAATAACAATTTTTTTTATAAAAAAAACTCTTGACTTTTGCCCGGGCTTGTGGTATTATAATACCAGAAAGAGGGACAAGGAGATACAACAATGAACCACATCATTTACATTGATAGAACCTTTGATAGCAACATGAACACTGTCGAGATCCAGTGCAAAAGCAAAGTGTATGGGACTTTCTCTGCGCACTATCCCAGCGGTGTCAAGAAGATGGCTCACGTGTGGAGCAAGAGACTTAATAAGATAGTTGCTATTCGGTTAGACCACGATCTGGTGAGCATCATTGACTGATAAGAAAGACTTAAAAGTCTTTCTTTTTTTTTATAAAAAACTCTTGACAGATTAGTACAATCATGCTATAATACAATCACAGGTTGAAGGAAACCACACTCGGGTAGCAGAGGGGAGAGACTAACTAAATAGTAACAAAATAAAGACAAAAAGTTATTAAAAAAAGTTGTTGACAAAACGCTTCTCTTGTGTTATATTATAATCACAAAGAGAGAAGAAAAGGAGAACAAAAACAATGATTAACATCAGAACGATTAACAAGCTCATGGAGAATGACGGACTCACTCTTAAAAATGGTAAGCTTATCACTTACAAGAGCGGTTGGCAGGTTGCCACCGAGGGCGTGGAGTGCAAGACGGCAAGAGAAGCAATCAATGCCGTCAAGACTTACGGCGGCAACTGCGGCGTGTGGTTTGCTGGCGGTGTGTACTATGTGGATAAGAGCCACAGAGTCAACACCAAACGCGAAGCCATGGAAATTGGCAGAGCCTGCAATCAGATTTCTATTCTGGGCTGGCGTAAAATGGTTTTAGCGTATTGCTAAAACCATTTATTTTTTTTATAAAAAAACACTTGACAAGTTAACCTATCTATGTTATAATACAATCACAGGTTGAGGGAAACCATACTCGGGTAGGAGAGGGGAAGGACTGACTTTAAGTTACAAAATGGTGACAAAAACTTTTTTGATTTTTTTGAAAAAAGTACTTGACAAATGGCCCGGGCTTTGCTATAATACAATCAGAAAGAACAAGGGAGGATAAAAAAATGACTTACTACTTCGACATGGACGGCGTTCTGGCTGACTTCCACTCCAACTACACCGAGCGCGCACAGGCTTTGAGCCGCGACTATCTCGCCAATCTCGCCCCGTTCGTTGAGAATGTCAAGACTGTCCGCAATCTCATTGCTCACGGTGAAAAGGTTTACATCTTGACCAAGGCTGCCAACGAAGACGCCAAGGCTGGCAAGATTGACTGGCTGGCAAAGTACATTCCGGAAATCATGGCGGAGCAGTTCATTTGCATCGTAGGCTCTGGCCGCAAGGTTGACCACATCCGCGAAGCTGGAATCCTTGTTGATGATGACATTAAGAACATTCGGCAGTGGGTCAAGGGTGGCTTTGAGGGCTATCTGGTAGAAACCAAGGGCGCCGCGGTTAAGTTCTAACCGCGGGCTTTTTGTTTTGCCCGGGCGAAATCGCCAGCCCCGAAAGCCCCCGAACTTCACCACGCTAAAGTGGTAAAGTAAAAAACGCGAGTGATTGTTAAATAAATAACAGTAAAAAATGTCCCGAAACTACTTGACAATGGGCTGGACTATGTGGTATAATACAGCTACCAAGAGGAAAAGAGGCAAACAATCATGACAGTTAGATTTGCAATGCCTGCCGACACTATCCGCATTATTAGAGCTATACAGAACAAGCGCATGGACTACAACACGCCGCAAGATGTGCGGGAAGATGTAAATGCGGGGCGGCTAATTGTAGCAGAGGAAAACGGCAAATTGTTGGGATCTGTTGCTATTGTGTATAAAGCACATCGCGGTTATTATGCTATTATGAGAATGTGCGTGTATGCTAAAACCGGCACGGGCAAAGGTGTAGCAAGTGCTTTAGTTGATTATGTGTTAGCTCTTGGCCTTGGTACGTATGGGGCAACGCCTTGGAATGATAACCCGGCTATGATTCACATTTTTGTAAAAAGAGGTTTTGAGTACCAATACACTTTCAAAAAAAATTATGATTTTTATAAAAAAAATGCTTGACATTTGCCCGGGCTTATGCTATACTATAATTACAAAGAAAAAAGGAGATAAAGAAAATGAGAATGAGTTATTACGCAGAGGAAATCAGATGTGAGCTGTCTGTACATCAGGTATCTGCTGAACTGGAAGCCTATGCCAAGAGAGAAGAAAGAATGTCTCGAAAGACTGGTGTTATTTCTACTGCGGCAGGCTGGCGATCTGATGATTTCGGCAGTGGTTACTGCGCTGAAAGTTCTCTTGATGCTATCTTTGATGCTTATAATGATTATGTGTCTACTAAGATAGCTTGTGGAATGTATGGAGATAACAAGTATTGTTGGTATTAAAAAAAATAACAAAAAGGGCTTGACAAGTTCAAGCCCTTATGTTATAATACAATCACAGGCTGAGGGAAGCCCCACGCGGGGAGACGAGGGGAGAGACTGACTTAAAGGTAACAAATTGATGACAAAAAAATTTTTGAAAAAAATGAAAAAAATGCTTGACAAACTGCCTGGGCTATGCTATACTATAATCAGAAAGAGGGAAGGAAAACCCAAACAAACCGGAAAGGAAGAAAAAAATGGAGTTTTACAGCATGGAACAGTTTGAAATGATGGCCGACATTCTTGAAGATTATCAGGAATGGCTGGACTTTGAAGCCGACATGGCTACCAATCCCTACGGTGATTAAACCGTAGGGATTGAAAAAAATACTTGACAAATAGATTAAAACCTGTTATAATGTAATCACAAAAGAGAAAAGGAGATAAAAAAAATGTACATCGTCACCGCTTACAAGATTTGGGAAGAGTTTGAAGACTACACCGACGCCGAAACTTATTTCTATGCTTTGAGATACGGCGGATACAAATACGTAGAGCTGAAAAAGAAAACCACTACTGATAAATACGAATACTTTGAAAGTATCAAACTTTTCGTAAAATAATTAAAAAAAAGGCTTGACAAATCAAGCCCTTTATGTTATAATGTAATCACAAAAAAGAAAAGGAGATAAAAAAATGAAAATGATTCAGAACATCGAATGTGGCAACATCTTCCCTTATACTCTGGAGGGATTGATCGAAATGAGAGAGGAAGCCCGCGAACTTTACGACATTGAAGACCCCACCAATGCGGTGAGTATTTCCGAATACTATCAGATAATCACGCTGTAAAAAGCGTGATTTTTTTTGAAAAAATGCTTGACAAATCGCCCGGGCGATGTTATAATACAATCACAGGTTGAGGGAAACCGCACTCGGGCAGGAGAGGGGAGAGAGCGACCAAAAGGTAACAAAAGAAAAACAAAAAAAATTCTAAAAATAACATTTGACATTTGCCCGGGCTTGTGGTATTATAATACCAGAAAGAGAAAAGGAGATAAAAAAAATGAACACTAACGAAATCAAAGAAAAAATTGAAAAACTGGAACGCTGGTGCTGGTTTGAAAGTATGGCTGATTTCATGAACTGGACGGCTTACGATAAAGCACAAGCTGAAATTAGAGAACTGAAAAAAAAGTTAGAAGAAATTGAAAAAGGGGCTTGACAAATAAAGCCCCGGATGCTATAATAAAGACACAAAGAAAGAAAAGAAAAAGAAAAGGAGATAAAAAAAATGAGTTACTTTATGGGAAATGGCCGCGCTGATACTTGCCGCAATGGTGAAGCTTACAAGGGTAAGGCGGTTGAAATGGAGATTGATGTGTTGGAAGCCCGTGACGGTTTTGAACTTCGCAAGGCAAGCGACAGCACCGGCTCAGCGGCAAAGTTCCGCATTTTCTGGGATGGTGAGTGCATTAGCACCGTCTACAATGAAAAGGAAGCGCGGGCGCTGTTCAATGACTTCGCCCCTGCCACGAAGCGCAAGACGGGACGCCCTAAGAAGAACGCGGCATAAAAGCCGCGTTTCTTTTGCCCGGGCAAAAAGTTACAAAAGAAAGACATTGACAAGTAAAACAAAGTATGCTATAATAAAGGCACAAAAAGAAAAGGAGATAAAAAAAATGAAGAATGTAAAGATGGGTTTCTCATGGCTTCGCCTGCTGACTACGATTGAAGATATACTGGAATGGTCAGAAGGAAGCATCGATCAGTGTGATGAAATGACTTTAGAAGATTTATTTGCGGTGATTGAAGCTGCTAAATCCACTGATAAATAAAAGAGGGGAATTCCCCTCTTTTTTATTTTATCTCAATTTTGATTTCTTTTGAAAAAAACTCTTGACAAATGCCCGGGCCTGTGGTATTATAATACCAGAAAGAGAAAAGGAGATAAAAGAAAATGTGGTTTGTATTAGAAAATAAAACTGGAAAGACAATTGCGATGACCCCGTTCAAAGATGCGGCGGAAATTATCGCCACAAGTTTCCCCGTTGAGTGTATTGTCAGGTATGCGGCGGAAATCATAACTGGTTATAACAAAGACAGCATGTTCTTTGAAAATTCGCAAGAAATTAAAAAAGGGGCTTGACAAAACAAGCCCCACATGTTATAATACAATCACAAAGAAAGAAAAGGAGATAAAAAAAATGACTTACGAAGAAATGTATGACCTGTTGAGCGATACTCTTGGGATTGATGAAAATGCCCTTGATCTTGCGTTTGCCATTGGCGGATGCAATGAGGAAACGGCCGAACGGATTCTATTTTATTACACTGGCTGGCATTCCTTTGAAGGCTGGCTTGGTGAATCGGAAGAGGACTAAAAAAGTCCTCTTCATCGCCCGGGCAAAAGTTACAAAAGAAAGACATTGACAAATAAAACAAAGTATGGTATTATAATACCAGAAAGAACAAAGGAGATAAAAAAAATGAAAAACTATAATAACATGAGCTGTGCTGAACTGCGGCGGCAACTGAACCAGATCGACAATGACCTGCGGAACTTCCCCACTATGAGCCAAGTTGAAAAAGACCGCCTGACCTATGAGAGGATGAAAGTCAACGGCATTCTGCTTCACAAGATTGCAAAAATTCTTGATGAATGTGATGAAAAAGCTTGACAAGTAAAATAAAGTATGGTATAATAAAATCACAAAGAAAGAAAAGGAGAATAAAAAAATGAAAAAGTTTGAAACTAAAATCACTCGGGACAACGCCGATGTAAAATGCATTGTTGAGGCAATTGATAAAGAGCACGCCGCCCGTCGCTTCTTTGAGATTCTCGGAGAGCACGGCCTGAAAATCAAGGAACTGTAAAAAGTTCCTTGATTTTCAAAAAAAGTTCTTGACAAATAAAACAAAGTATGGTATAATCTAATCACAAAGAAAAAAAGGAGAATAAAAAATGAAACTTATTACTGGAACACAGATTGATATTACTGTAAAAGGACACCAGCCTGGCGCTCATTTCGATTTGCTGGTATCTGGACGGGTTACAATTGAAGACCCAATAACAGCAACAGAATTGCGGCGGGCTCTTCGTGAGCAAATGGCTAAACAGTGGGCGACAGAAGGAGAAACTGACTACCCCGTAGAATGGGTAAAGATTACACAGTTTGAAATTATTACCGCTGAATAAGCGGTAATTTTTTTATTGCTGAAAATACTTCAAAAATTTTAAATAATTGCGGCAAGATTGCCCGGGCGATTTAATTCAAAAATTTTAAGTAAAAAAATGTGAAAAAAGACTTGACAAAAGCCCGGGCTTGTGGTATTATAATACCAGAAAGAGAAAAGGAGATAAAAAAAATGAACATGAATGAGAAAATCCAAGAGCTGGAAGCTAAAGGATACAATAAGCATGACACTTATGAAGTGGATGAAGCTGCGGATGGTGGATGGATTATCACAGTTTACACAAGTCTGTGGGGATTTGAAGAGTATCTGTATGATACGGACGGAAACCCAGTTGAAGCAACAGAGATTAGCCTGTGCGGCAAGCTCCAAAAAATTTATTAAATTGGGGCTTGACAAGTAAAACAAAGTATGCTATAATCTAATCACAAAGAAAGAAAAGGAGAAATAAAAAATGATTACTGCTACTGAACTTAGAAATCGTATGCCCGCCGCCCGTGTTCTTCCCGATGGTTTTATTGACATGGGAACTGCAATTGAAGAAATTCTCCCGATGATTGAAAAGGAAATCATCGAAATGGCTGGCTATGGTGGCCACAGTACCCTAATTAAAAAGAGTGAAATTGCTCATTATAAACTGAGTGGCCATTGCATCGCCTCTCAAAATGAACTGATGGACGGCATCGCCAAGGCCCTACGGAAAGCAAAGTTTTCTGTAAGTATTACAAATAGTTACAGTTCAATTCACATTAATTGGTAACAGGAGATTAACAATCTCCTGTTTTTTACTGCCGAAAATACTTCAAAAATTTTAAGTAAAAACCGCAAAAAACCTCTTGACAAATCGCCCGAGCGATGCTATAATACAATCACAGGTTGAGGGAAACCGCACTCGGGCAGAAGAGGGGAAGGACTGACTTTAAGTTACAAAATAGTAACAAATTATTCCAAAAGAAAGTTGTTGACATAATACAGTTAACATGCTATAATAATACCAGAAGTTAAGAAAGAGAGGAAATAAAAACATGTATCAAACCACTATTGCCGCCGTCCTTGTCGTTGTCTTTGCTGTAGCTTTTGCCGTAAGTTATTTGAATAATTTATAAAAAAGACTTGACAAGCCCGGGCGCTTGTGTTATAATGTAATCACAAAAGGAAAAGAAAAGGAGATAAAAAAATGAAAAAGATGTTTGTTTACGATGTGGCTGGTTGGCTGTTCTGGGATACCGAAGCTTTCGGAAATGGGTGGAAAGCTGCAAAGAAAAAAGCCACCACTCTCCACTGTGCGATTTATCGCACGGTCTACAATGGAGAGACTGAGCGCCGGGAAGTATTCTTCAAGGCGGGATGCTTCAACAATGTAAAGTATGCCGATGTCCATGAGGTGATGATTTTCTAAGGGATTAAAAAAATCCCTTAGAAAATTAAAAAAAAGACTTGACAAGCTAAACCAAACGTGTTATACTATAGTCAGAAAGCAGGAAGGAAAACCTGAACAAACCAGAAAGGAAAAAAGAAAATGCCGCCCATTGATATTAATAATCTTAGTTGCCATGTTCGTATGGATAGGAAAGAAAGATTGGTGCAAATTAAGTCGATTGGAATTGGCGCTCCGATTGCTAATAAAGAAGAAATCAGAGATGGTAAAAAAGTTATGAAAACTCTTACTTCTACTGGAATAATAGTGATTAGGTCTGTAGAAAGTAACATGATTATTACCATGTATCTGGCAGAATTTGATCAGGCTGAAAAGTTTTTCAGAAAGCAGTACGGATTAAAACTTCCTCAAGACATTGGAGATAAAATTAAATTAAATAACATCATGTTCCCCGCCATTTAAGGCGGGGACTTGATTTTTATAAAAAAAAATGTTATAATTTATTTGTAAATAAAATAAAGGAGGCCGAAAAGTTATGGACTTAATGCTTGCCCGGGCACTTTTAGCAATCGCAAAGTATTGTGCTTCTTGTGATGATTGTGAAAAATGTGTCTTACATGATTTCTGCGGGAAAATGCCATTAGAGTGGTAATAAACGCGGCGACCGTACCCAATCGGGGCGGTTCGAACTTTCGCACGGTAAAGCATTAAAGAATTTTTCGGCATTTTAGTCGGGCGAAATTTTTAATACTTTTTGCCCGAAACCTATTGACAAATAAAACCCCTTGTGCTATACTATAATTGTTCCAAGAGAGAACAACAAAAAAATAAAAAAGGAGAATAAAACTATGTACAATGTGCGCTTTACTGACACTATTCACGGTGAGATTGAGGAAAACTTTGAAACCTATGATGAAGCTATGGAGTATTGGAACAGCTATGCCGATACCGAGTCTTGCGTGGCTGGTGTCCTGATGGATCTGGATAATAGCGAAATTCTTTGGAATTTTGATGATAGGGAGGCGGAATAAATGAAAAAGATTCTTGCTTTTATCCTTGCTTTTGTTCTTATCTTGTCTCTTGCTGGGACGGCATGGGCTGATTTTAACATGAACCTTTTCGACACAAAGTATAGTTTTAATTATGCTTACGTGGGTTTGCCTAATGGCAAAACAATCGAGGGCGAGGTCAAGAACTGGAAAGACTGGGATGATTCAGACATGTTACAAGTAACTTTTACAGACGGTTCAACTTATTATTCCCACTCGTCAAATATTGTACTTATTTCAAAATAATAATAAAAAAGGGCTTGACAAACAAGCCCTTTTGTGCTATTATAATACCAGAAAGAGAAAAGGAGATAAAAAAAATGACTACTTATAGAGAAAACCTCATTGACCGCCTGATTCACGTTTACGGTTTTGAAGACCCCATTGTTATTCAATTCGCTGGTATGTGCGAAAGATACGCCAATAATGCGTGGAATGATGATATTTTACGGTTATTGGTTGAAGCCCATGAGAAAGACCCCGTTTTTGAGGAAGATTAAATATCTTCCTCAATTGCCCGGGCAAAAAGTTACAAAAGAAAGACATTGACAAACTATAAATAATGTATTATAATAAAGGCACAAAAAGAAAAGGAGAATAAAACGATGAATAAAGTTTTTCAGAAAATCGACACATGGACTGAGCCTGTACGCGATTGGTGGTTTTGGCATTGGGAATCTGTCATTTTTATAATTTTTGTAGTGGGTATCCTTATTGCGGTTGTTGTGTTCGTTCTGTGGGCTTCTGGTGCTTTTTATGATGAAGTAGAAAACTATGATTTTACCGCGCAAGTGTATGATAAAGACCATTACACTACACACTCAACAAGTTATATTACTTCTGGTAAATCTCGCATCCCTGTATACCATACCCATCACCATTACAAAATAATGTGGGAAGATGGTGGAGAACGTGGAGCACTTGAAATCGGTGAAGACCATTATAATTTAATTAAAATAGGCGATTTTGTGAATATCCATTGTTCTGTGAGAGCAGACAAGCAAGGCGAATTACATTATTATTATAGTTTCAAGGGATATTAAAATCCCTTGAAATTTTTTTGAAAAAGTGCTTGACGAGTCCAGAAGAAGATGTTATAATAAAGGCACAAAGAAAGAAAAGGAGAATAAAAAAATGAACAATGAAGTCATTAAAGCAATGAACAAACAGCCCCGCGAAGAAACCGATCTTGAAAAGTGGTGGAGAAAAAACAGTTATAAAGTTTGGCGTGTCGTGTTGTTCCCCATTTGGGCTTATGTGTGGAGCAGAGACAAGATTAAAACTTATCTCAATTCCCGCACTGAATGGAGCGAAAGCAGAGCAAATGAGATTCTTAATTATTACATTCCTCGTTGCGCTCGCTGGAATAATAAAGATAAAACCTTTTATTATTTTAATAATGGGTATGGGTGGTCGATGTACTTTGCTAAAAAGCATTTGAAATTTAAAGACCGCAGATTCTGGGAACTTTATGCAGAATGGCGTATTCGTGATTATCTTATCAAGAATTTTGAACTGGAAGGGTTCACGAAAGAAATCGGTAATTGTTATGACGGCTGGACTGAAATCACTTTCAGAATGAAAACAGAGGATTGAAAAAATCCTCTGTTTTTTTTGAAAAAGGACTTGACAAATCGCCCGGGCTATGGTATATTATAGTCACAGGCGGAGGGACGCCACACTCGGGTAGTAGAGGGGGAGGCTTTTTTTATTTGAAGAATGTAGGGGAGGTTGCCCGGGCGGTGGCAAAAGAAAAACAAAAAGTTACAAAAGAAAGTCATTGACAAATGCCCGGGCCTGTGATATTATAATACCAGAAAGAGAGATAAAGGAGGATAAAAAAAATGCTTTGGAATGACATGACTGTAGAAGAGCAGATCGAGTGCTGGGAAGGTTATTGCAGTGAGTTTATCGCAGAGTGGGGCGATAATGCCACCCCTATGAGTTTTGATGACTTCGATGAAGAGTGGAGAGGATTTTACTATTATGCGTATTAAAAAGAGGGCTTGACAAAACAAGCCCTTTGTGATAGAATACCAATAGAAAAAAGAAAAGGAGATAAAAAAATGATGTATGATATTTACCCTTGCGATCTCGATCCCTTTGGGGAATGTCCGAAGCACTGTCAGGACTGCGCCCATTGTGTGGGCTGGTTCGACCGCGAAGCGGATGAAGATGAGGAAGAATAAAAGCTTCCTCATCCGCCCGGGCAAAAGTTACAAAAGAAAGACATTGACAAGTAACTAAAAGTATGATATACTATAATCACAAAAGAGAAAAGGAGATAAAAAAATGACTATCAGAGACTTAATCAATGAATTATCACAGTATGACGAAAATTTACAGGTGGAAGTCCAGTACAGAGATGGCGGCGGATATTATGAGGGCACAGACGATCCCCATATCGAATTAGAAAAGAGATACAATTATAACACAGAGGAAATAGAAAATTTTATAGTTTTATAAAAAAGTGCTTGACAAATCGCTCAACCTGTGATACAATATAGACAGTCAAGAGGGGTGATAAAATCCCCCACCTGACTCGGCGGTTCAAGAGGGTTTATCCTTAAAGCCCTACCCCAGTGAAGTCAATAAAATGGCTTCTGCAGTGACAGTTCTCTATCAGTAAGCTAATCCCTGTCCAAAAACAAAAGTCTGATAGCCTGCGCAGGCGGCAGGATAATACAGCCGCTGGTTAAACTTCCAGAGTCAACAAAAAAAGTTAAAAAAGGTCTTGACAGGACACAAATCCTGTGATATAATAAAGACACAAAAGGGGAAGGAAAACCCCACAAACCTCTGAGCTGGCCCAGCAAAATGGCACAGAGTGAGCATCAACACTTCGGTAAAAAATGCCGTGAACTGTGAACGAGAAATAGCAGGTGAGGTCAGGGTCTTACGACAAACCGCCGACCAAGACGCACAAGGGCGGGAGTGGGAGAGTAAACTCCCAAATAGAACACAAAACCGTGAGAGCGAGAGAGACACGAAATAACCGCTCAGGACGGCAACCTTAAACCCCCGTGGGTAGTGGGGTTTTAGATAGCCAAAAAAAGGTCTTGACAGGACACAAATCCTGTGATATAATAAAGACACAATGAAGGAGATGAAAACAATGAAAGCACGACCGCCGCCCGCAAGGGCATGAGATTGGATTACTAATAATTAGATAGTAATGTATAGGAGAATAACTAATGAACAGAATTAGAGACGAGACCTAAAACATGGTAATGGTAGTGTAATGATAGAATAGAATGATAGTAATAAAATAGAATAGAAGTAAACGTCAATGGGGCGGCTCGGTTGGAGGTTGGAAGTAGCCGAAAAAATTTTTCAAAAAAGTTTGAAAAACCCCTTGACATTTGCCCGGGCATTTGCTATAATACAATCACAAAGAGAAAACAAGGAGGAAAACAAAATGATGACTAATGATTATTGGGAAGCCCACGAAGCCGAATGGCTTGCCGCTCAGGAGTGTATGGAATGGCTCCTGTTTGAGGCCGACATGGCCACAGACCCCTACCGGGATTAAAACCCGGTAGGGAAAAAATACTTGACAAATCCAAAAGTGTGTGGTATAATTAAGGCACAAAAGGAAAAGAAAAGGAGATAAAAAAATGTACGAATACGAAATCCGTTATCTGGCAACTGGTGAAACCGATTTCCTTTATGGCTACTCTCGTCAGGATTTGGCAAGACGCTATCCCAAAATCCCGACTGACACTTATGTCATTGTTTGCCGCGAGTACATCGACTGATGGCTCGCGGTTTTCTATTCATTTTTTTAGAATGATTATTCATTGTATAAGCATACATTATTAATGAATTTTATACGCCCTATTTTCGGCGCGCCGCTCCTGGTCGATGCGGCGCGTTTTTCCATTATACCACACATCGACAATTTTGTCAAGCATTTTTTATTCGTCAAAATGCACAAAAATTTTTCCTGAAATGAATAATGAATAATCATCCAAAAGGAATGAATAAAAATTTTTTCAAAAAAGGCTTGACAAATGCCCGGGCATCTGCTATAATGAGTCCAGAAAGCAAGAGAGGGGAACAAAAAAATGTACTCTATCAACTATACTAAAATCA